CATCTCAACCCCCCGTTTGTGGCGGAAATGATGGGCTTCCCGGTGGATTGGACGGTATTACCTTTCCAAAGTGGAGAAACGAAAGCCTAAAGGCATACGGCAACGCGATAGTGCCGCAGGTTGCCTTACAGATATTCAAAAGCATAGAGCAGTATGAGCTACAGCAATTACCCTGAAGCAGTTAAGAACAACGCCAAGCGCGGCCTTGAGCTGAATGAAAAACAAGGAAACAAGTGCGCCACCCCGGTGGGCAAGAAGCGAGGCGCTGACCTCGCAGCTGGCCGTGCCTTGTCCTTGGACGTGGTTGCACGAGTGTTCAACTACCTCACTCGTTCACGGGTGCACTACAACCCGAATGACACAACAGCGTGCGGCACCATCTCCTACTTGCTTTGGGGAGGGCCAGCGGCTTTGCGTTGGGCAGGTAAAATCCTCAAAGAAGAGGGCAGGCTTGAACAGGAGAGCTTTCACCTTGCTGTCACGGTGATTGACGGCAAACCAGCATACGACACGAAAGAGGAGGCGCTTGTCATTGCGGAGGCAAAAGGCTGCGAGGGCTACCACACCCACGAGCTGAACGGCACCACCTACTTCATGCCTTGTGCCCAACACACGGAAGCATGAACAGGGAAGAGTGGACAGAAGGGCAGTGCAAGCTCATTGAAGGGATGCACCGCAAAGCATTTGAGCAGGGCATGGTGTGGGGCTTCATCCTTACCCTTGCCGCAGGCGTTGGTATCTCATTGGCTGTGATGGCCGCAACCCGGTGGGGGCACCTGTTCGTATGAAGCTACTACAAGCAGCCCAACTGACCGGGTACCGCAGGCGAAAGGATCGCACCGTGAGCGTGACATTGACCAAATGGCCACAGATGAGAGCGGAGGTATTTTGTACTTTCGGGCAGATGATGCCATGAGGTTCAACGAGGATGAGGTCAAAGAACTTGATGCCATTGAACTTGACCTGTATGATCAACCCAAGCCACAAAGCAAACGCCTCCGGGCTGTCCTTTACCGGGTATGGGAGCAACACCACCAGCACCAGGTGGCAGAGTTCAGAGACTTCTACAAGGCCGAAACGGAGCGCATCATTCAACACTACAAGGATAAGCTGGACTAATGCCAATACCACAACCCAAACCAAGAGAGAAAGCTGATGCGTTCATGGAGAGATGTATGAGCGACAAGCAGATGGTCAAGGAGTACCCAAACGGCAAACAACGCGCAGCGATCTGTGCAGTACAATGGCGAAGAGATGAGACGCACAGAGATTAAGAAGAGCATGATGGTGGACGCTTTGCATGAATACCGAGGGTGTGTATTAAGAGCGTGCACGGCTGCAAATGTGTCAAGGGATACGCACTACAGGTGGGTGAAAATTGACCAGCACTATCAGCAACAATGTGCCAGCATTTACAAAAAATTCAATGCAGTGCTTCCAGCTTGGATTGAGGCAGACACTCCCGGTGCCTTGTATGTGATCAGATGCGAAGGTACAAGGTGGGTGAAGATTGGAAGAAGCAAGAACGCAGTGCAGAGCAGATTGAGTTCAATGCAGAGCGGATGCCCTTTGAAGCTGGAGCTGGTTGCCATCATTGAGGCACCAAAGCACAAGAACGCAGAAGTGCAGATGCATGAGAAGTACAAGCACCGCAGAGGTATTGGTGAGTGGTTTGAAATACATGAGAGCGAAATGCCTGAATTGATCAACATGATGAGTGAGCACGGTGCTGTCAAATTTTACGCAGATGAGTAACAAGAGTGACACCAAAAAGGCAATGCTGGACGCTCTCAAGGCTTCCCTTGGGGTGGTCACTGATGCCTGTGAGAAGGTTGGCATGAGCAGGCAGACTCACTACAGATGGCTCAAAGAGGATGAGGACTACAAGGCCAGCGTTGACGAGCTGACCAACGTGGCCCTTGACTTTGTTGAGAGCAAGCTGTTCGAGCAGATCAAAGGAGGAAGCGTGCCGTGCATTATCTTCTACTTGAAGACCAAGGGTAAAGGGCGCGGCTACATTGAAAAGCAAGAAATCAAAATAGAGGGCGCGAAGCCCGCAACCTGGTTCGATGATGACAAACTGGAATAAGATAATTCTGCACTGCTCGGCCACCCCGGAGGGCCGCAACGTAAAGACCAAGACAATCAAAGGCTGGCACCTGAAACGTGGGTGGCGTGACATTGGTTACCACTACGTCATCCAGCTTGATGGCACCGTGGACAAAGGCCGCCCGCTTGACCAACATGGTGCGCACACGAAAGGCCGCAACCACGACAGCATCGGTATCTGCTACATTGGAGGCTTGGACGCTGAAACCAAAGAGCCAAAGGATACAATGACCCCGGAGCAGGAGGAGGCACTGACCGGGTTGATCAATGCCCTGCGCTTTGTTTTTGGCCCACTTCCGTTGCATGGTCACAATGAGTTTGCAGCAAAAGCCTGCCCGTGCTTTGATGTGCAGGATAAGTTTGGCGAGCTATGCGCACGCTGATCCTGTGCCTCTTGGCCCTGCCTTCATTTGGGCAGCACCTTGCAGATAGCTTGCAGGGCACATACACCTGCTACCGGGTGGAGGGTGAGGTCAACACTTACCACTTCAACAGCAGCACCCTGCTTGATTTGCTTGGTGCTTTTGGCACTTCGCCCAGCGTGTTTGACCTCAATGATGATGGGCAGGTCAACAGCTCGGACATCCTTGCAGCGGTTGGTGGCTACGCAGCACCACCACCCACCACCCCGGACTTCACCCTCTTCAGCATCTTTGACAACTTTGGTGAAGGCAACACATGGCTGTGGTACTTGGGTGATGATCCAAGCGTGAGCTTTGGGTGGTTGCACCGCACCCCATTTGATGAGGATGAGGATGCCAACTACATAGGCTTCAACATCAAGACCTTCACCTTTGACCAGGTAGGTGTGGACGGTATCACCTACTACTACTTTGTGCGCGATTGAAAAACGCCCGCACATACTATGACCTCAAAGGCTGCAAGGCCCGCATCAGTGTGCACCAAGGTGGTACCCGTTCAGGCAAGACCTACAGCATACTCATGCTGCTGGCTGAACTTTGCTACAGGAACCCCGGCAGCGGGTTGGTGATCTCAATGGTGCGCAAGACCTTCCCAGCCTTGCGTGCAACCGTGCTGCGTGACTTCGTTGAGATACTCACGGGTGCTGGGTGGTACAGCGAGGCAGACCACAACAAGAGTGAGGGCACTTACAAGCTCTTTGGCAACTTGGTCGAGTACTTCAGCCTTGACCAACCTGCCAAGCTCAGAGGGCGCAAGCGTGACCTCCTCTACATTTGCGAGGCCAACGAGATCAGCAAGGAAGCGTTTAGGCAGCTCCTCTTCAGAACAAAGCACAAGGCCATCCTGTGCTTCAACCCAAGTGAGCCGTTTCATTGGATATACACGGACGTGCTCACCCGTGAGGATTGCAACTTCTTCCGCACCACCTACCGGGACAACCCACACCTTGACCCTTCGCTTGTGCAGGAGATTGAGATGCTCAAAGACTCAGACCCGGAATATTGGCGCGTGTACGGTGAAGGCGAACGGGCAACCAACCGAAGAGCCATCTACCAGGGAGCGCAAGAGCCACGCCCGGAAGGTGCCAAGCGTTTGGGAATTGGTTGTGACTTTGGCTTTACCAATGACCCCACGGCAGTGGTTGAGGTGTTCCTTGCAGGCAACCAGCTCCACATTGAGGAGCGTCTCTACAAGCACGGCCTGACCAACCAAGACCTTGCACGCGAGCTGCTGGCCATGAACTTGGGCCGGGAGTATGTGATCTGTGACAGCGCAGAACCCAAAAGCATCGAAGAGTTGAGGCGTGAAGGCATCAACGCACACCCAGCAACCAAAGGCCCGGACAGCGTGCGCAGAGGTATTGACCTGATCCGCAGGCACCGCCTTACCTTTGAGGGCGAAAACCTCGCCAAGGAGTTGCAGATGTACCGCTGGAAGGAGGACAAGAACGGCAACCTCATCAACGAACCTGACAGCATTGGGTGGGATCACGCCCTTGATGCTGCCCGGTATGTGGCCCTCAACAGAATACAACCCAAGTACACGGGCAAATACGTCATAGCATGAAAGTCACCCTACCTGATAGCCTCGAAGAAATCACGATTGCGCAGTTCAAGAAGCTCATGGAACTCACGGCCATTGATGATGAGAAGGAGCAAGCTGTGGCCATTGTAGGCTACTTCTGCAACTTGAGCCGGGCAGAGGTGCTGACCATGCACGCCAATGACTTTGAGGCTGTGGTGTCTCACCTGATGGGCCTCACCAGCATTGAGAAGAGGTACGGCCTTGAGCGCTTCATCACTTTGGGTGAGGTCGAATACGGCTTCCATCCCAACCTCAAAAACATCACGGTGGGTGAGTTCGCAGACCTTGAGCAGTATTGTGGGGATGATGCATATCAGCACCTTGAGGCTGTGATGTCCATCTTGTACCGCCCGGTGAAAGAGAAGCACGGCATCTTCTACAC